ACGGCGACTTGGAGCCTAACAAAGTCATTAAGCTGGGCGGAAAAACACATAGATTCACGTTTTTTGTGGTTACAAATTCGGTGCACAAAAACCGTAACCATGGGGATCTCACGACTGTGGCAAAGAACACAGAGGATGCGATTAAGCGTGAAATTGAGCAAATTTAACAGTTTTCTGTAACTTTGTGAGAAAAGTGTAACTCGTTAAGTTGTTGATTTCATTGGAAAATTTACAAAGTTACATAATTACATTAAATTTAAAAGATATATATATATACATATGTGTGTGTGCTTTTATAGAGTTTTTGGCAGATGTAACCTTTTTTGTAACCCGTGAGCTTACGTGCGCTTCGCAAAGCCTATGTCCTTCCGACCACACCTTGCCGTACAATCCACGACTATGACTACCAAAACACCCTCGCCGAAAGGAAATGGAAAGTTCCTTGGGCGGCCGACGAAGTACGATCCCAAGTATTGCGACATTGTCATCGAGCTTGGCAAGAAGGGCTACAGCAGAGCGCAGATGTTCGCAGCAACGGGCGTGCCTTACGCTACGTTTAAAGCCTGGGAGCATGGTCAGCCGGATTTTCAAGCCGCCATGGATGAAGCGAAGGCTCATGCACTGGCATTTTGGGAAGATATGGCGTGCAATCACATGGTCGAAGCACCAGGTGGAGTGAAGCTCAACACCGGACTTTGGTCACGGTCCATGGCTGCGCGGTTTCCCCGTGATTACCGCGAGAACGCCAAGGTTGAGGTTGTGGGCAAAGACGACGGGCCGATTGAAATTGATCACATTCATGACTTCTCGAAGACTTTGCTCGATGATTTGCTTGGCATAAGGCAAAAGGATGCTAAGTCAAAAGGCGGCTGAGCAGCTTGCGGAGCGAATCCGCAACGGGCCGGACCTAAACAAAATGGCGCCTGAATGGCAGGCTGCACATCAAGCGCGGCAGAAATGGTTGCTTATTGCCAATGACCATCAAATCCCTCCTGGTGGCAACTGGTGGTCGATCTGGTTGTTGTTAGCAGGCCGCGGGGCTGGTAAGACGCGATGCGCCGCGGAATGGACCTGGTACGAAGCTTGGTCTAACCCAAACACTCGGTGGCTCGTATCAGCACCTACAAGCTCGGATGTTCGTGACGTGTGCTTTGAGGGCGACTCAGGTCTCCTTCGCGTCATTCCTGAGATCCTGATTGCTGACTACATCAAGTCGTTGCATGAGCTTAAGCTTGTCAATGGTTCTATCATCAAAGGCATCCCAGCTAGTGAGCCTAATCGCTTTCGCGGACCTCAGTTCCATGGCGGTTGGCTTGATGAGCTGGCGGCCTGGGAGTACTTGGATGACTCATGGGATATGCTCAACTTTGGCATGCGATTAGGCCAGCGCCCTCGACTCATTTGTACGACAACGCCTAAGCCAAAGCCTCTCATCATTGATCTGGTGAACCGCGAAGGTGAGGATGTGGTTTACACCTCGGCTTCGACGTATGACAACATTCAGAACCTGGCCCCAACTTTCCAAAAGCAGATCCTGCAATATGAAGGCACCAAGCTAGGGCGCCAAGAAATTCACGCTGAGATCATCGATCCGGAAGAAGCCGGCATTGTCAAGCGTGATTGGTTTAAGCTTTGGCCGCACGAGAAGCCATTGCCCAGATTTGAGTACGTGATTCAAAGCTACGATTGCGCCACGTCTGACAAAACCAAGAACGATCCAACAGCCTGCTCGGTGTGGGGCGTCTTTAAGCCAAGTCCCGACAAGCCAATGAGCGTCATGCTCATCGATTGCTGGGAGGAGTACATGCAATATCCCGAGCTGCGACCTAAAGTCATGGATGAGTATGGCGCGATCTACGGGGATGAGAACGAGTTTGGGCATGGAAAAAAGGTTGACCTGATCCTGATCGAGGATAAAAGCGCCGGTATCTCACTCATCCAAGACTTGCAGCGTGCCGGCTTGCCCGTTCGTGGCTACAACCCGGGCAATGCCGACAAGATGACGCGACTCAACATCGTGGCACCCATCATTGAGCGTGGCCGTGTCTACATTCCCGAGTCCATAAAGAATCCCGGCATGGCGCGTGATTGGGCCGAGGTCCTGATCTCGCAGATCTGTTCTTTTCCCGAAGTTCGGCACGACGACTTGGTGGATACGACCACGCAGGCACTACGAGTGATTCGTGATATGGGCCTGATCAACATCGACCCGGTCATTGTCGTTGATGAGTATGACGAAGATCGGCAGAAAAGAGTTAACCCCTACGCGGTTTGAGCCGTATAATGCGTAGGCGATCTCGCGCTTGCGAGACTTAAGAGGGTTTAGCATGCCTCCTGAGAATTTAGTTGATTACACCGCAAGCCCTGAAGAGCCAAGTCTCGATGCGATGCGATACGCGCTAACCCAGCGCAATGCCACACCCAATCAGCAGCAACAACGCCCACTGGATAGCGTTACCGACACGTTCAAACGCCTTGCGACGGAGTTTAACCCGTTGATGATAGGTCGCACGCTGCAGGACGCGCCTAAGATTTTGTACAACGCAGCCGTTGCGCCTGTTGCCAGTACTTGGGCCGGTGCGTTAAAGAACATACAAGCTGCAGGGGCTGCCAAGGCGTATGGCGCATTGGGCATGCCGCAAGAAGCCGCAGAAGCCAAGAGTCGCATACAGCCCGTAACGCCGCAAAGTTTGCAGGCGCCATTGCGTTCGGCGACGGGTCAACAAACACAGGAAGCGTTAGGCGAGGCGTTTAACGCATTGCATCTCCCCCCGATGGGGCCAGGCTCAGGTATGCCAGGCACTGCCCCACTGAGTCCGCGGCCTTTCCTTACACCTAACGATGTAAGGGTCATGGGTGCAAAGGCTACGCACGCTGTGCGCGAGGCCGGGCAAATCCCGACGGACATCGCCAATGTGAGAGGCGCAGGCATTCAACGCCTTAGCCCGTTGACGGGCCAGCCTTCTGTAGGTAGTCGAATTGGCTCGGCAATTGAAGGCACGGCGCAAACTGCAGGGCGCGTAGGCGATGTGGCTCGTGATGTAGGGCAATCAACGGCGGATTACATGCAAATGCGGCGTGACATGGGCTTGAGCCCAGTGCCAGGCGTGCCGCCTGAGTTCTTTCCCGACTTGAATCTGTATGCCATGCGGCCTAAAGACTCGACGCTTGTCACGCCATCGGTCCCGCCTACAAAAGATGTGACCGCGTTGGATATAGGCACCGCGCCACAGACCGCAATTCATGACATAGGCGCGCATAGGCCTGAGTTGCGCCCGTCCGATGCATTGGCGTATTTGGCAGGCATGGACTTGGACGTTCCACGCACTGACGAGCAAGGCTTTGCGCCTATTACATCCACGCGCGCAGATGCATTTCGCGCTTTTGTAGAGGCCAAAGCACAAGAGCTATATCCGGACGCGCCTAATGCTCGCGAGGCCGTACTTGCGATGGATGACCGCTTTTCGCGGCAAGCGGATAGGGACGAATCGCGTATAAAGTTGTACGACCAGTTTCGTGAATCGCCGGAAGGCAAAGCCGTTGGCATGGATGATTTGCCATCGTCAAAGGAGTTGCAAGAGCGCCACGCTGCGGCGTCGCAATGGCTTAACTCTACGCTTTTAAACTACGTTAAACGCAAGTTTGGCGCTGAAGGTGATCCTTTGGTGCAGCAGGCATCACAAGGTATCACCATGCTACCGGCCGAGGACGTGCGTCGCATGGCAGAAAACGTTAACGAAGATGTCTTAAAGCGGCGCAGAGCTCAGACAGGCATGCCCGTTGCAGGCACCCTTGCACCTGCCATTCGAGATAAGTCAGTTGAGCTGGCTGATGCCACTGCAGCGGTGGAGCAGCTGGAACAGCGCCGTGAAGAGTATCGTAACGTTGCAATGCAGCAAGGTCTGCCCGATCCGGCGCAATTGCCTGAGTACGCGGCAACAACAAACCCGTTGAACGCAGCAGTTAACAAGCGCGATAAGTTGCAAGAAGAGCTAAATAACCTGCAGCTTGGTCGTGACTATGAAAAGATATCTGACATCGCCGTAGCGGTTGACACGCAACCTAGTTTACTAGGCAAAATTGAGTACCCGCAGCAACAGTTTTACCCGTCGGTTACGCGTGCGCGACCCGATGAGACGCTATTTCACATTTCTAAAGCAGGGCCACTTCAAAATACAGGCTTTAATGAATTGGCGGCGCAGTTTTATGACGACGTAATTCGTGGCAATATTCCCGTTGACAAGCTAAAAGGCTTGACCGTTGAGAAATATGTGCGCAACAAAGTTGAGGGCCGCGTTGCTGAAGAAAAACGCCAAGCACAAGCAACGGCGGAGTTGAAAAACAGCATTGAGTCGCGCATGCAACAGGACATGCAGCGGTACGTCAAGCCTGAGAATTACTTTGGCAACGTTGGCGTGTTGGAGCTTAGCACAAGTACGGGCTTTACGCCTGAGCAAATTCGTCAATTAATTAGCGACGACACGTTGGTGTTGGATCACTGCGTTGCCGAGGGTCCTACGCCTGGCAGCAAGGCAAAAAATCTTTGGAATGGCAAAGAGCGCAGGTATATGCCATTGGTTGACCCAATAACGGGCCAATTGTCACCGGGCGCACCTCGTCAGTACACTCGGTATATGCGCGAAGCTGGCGACCCAGACCCAAGTCGCGCAAGCATGCTGGCCAGTGTCCGCGATAAAAACACCGGTTTGCCTGTCGCAACCATTGAGTTTCAGCACGCCTCAAATGGCAAGTATCGTATCGGCTACGCGTCAGGCTATCAAAACGGCAATGTCAAAAATGAGTACCATGAGGCTATCAAAGAGTACTTGAATTCTCGTGCCGATATGATTGAGGGCAGCGGTGATAATCTTTCACATGTAGGTTTGCTTGACTTGCATAGCACAGAGGCGACTGGTGAACTACAACGCATATTAGGCGTGCCGCGGCGCGATGCTGGCGCATTGCTAGATGCTGAGCTCGCAAACGGCACGTTGCCGCGGTTTGGTACAAGAGATGACCTGCGGCAAATTTTTACAGTTCCACAAACTGCGCCTGTAGTTCAGCAGCCTGCAACGACGCAACCTGCGCAGCAGAGCATGACTGCCACCGACCTGTACGAGTACTTACAACGTATAGGACGAACAATCGGGGTTGACGAAAGCGCTGCAATAGCGCATGCACTACGCACAGTGCAGCGATCCTTTGATGGCGTGCCATCGTATAATGATCTATTGCGTGAGCAGCCTACCGCGTTTGCAGAGCGCGTTGCAGACCTCGCTTCAGAACAAGGCAACGCAATTGTTGAGCAAGCATTGCTTGATCTTGCTGACCGCATTGCGCCACCTGTGCCGCCCGCGCAGCCCTTAAACCCGCCAGAGGCGTGGCCTCTTGCGCAGCCCGAAGCACAACAACCTGAAGCGCAAGGCCGCGGCGCAGGGGCGCCTTTGGTGCCTAGCACACGGCTGGCAATTGATGACGCCTTTGAGCTTGCTGCGCGTGGCTTACAAGGTAATGATAATGCCACACGTAGGTTTGCTGCTATTGAGAGTGACTTCCGTGACACATATTTGCAGCCTAACACAACAATGGGTGATTTGCGTGTGTTGCGTACTCGCATAGAAAATGCAATTGACCATTATGATACGGTTGCGCCATGGCCGGAAATTGCTGACGCATTGCGCAATGATTTGCTGCCTGCAATAAACGCTATAATTGAGCCGCAGCAGCAGCAACCTGCAGCTCAGCAGCGTCCCGCACTTGGCGTGTTTGAAGAATTTGCCATAGCTCGGGATTTGCTTGAAGACGCGCGTCTTGATAATCAAACGTTTAACATTGGCGATTTAAGCACTACACTGTTTGCGCTTGAGAATGGCAATTTTGATGACCCGCGATTTAGGGCACTAGGTCCAAACAGCGCGGCTGCACAACGTGAAGTTGCAAATGCACTTCGTCAAACAATGCAAGACGCAGGTATTCCACTGCCTTTTGCGCAGCAGCCCGCAGCAGCTCCGCAGCAACCTACGCCTCAAGCGCAAGCTCGCATCGACAACATTCGTGCGGCTGATTTAGCCGACATTGTCAACTTTATCGACCCTAATAGATGGCCTTTGCTTGACGCACGCGTTGATCAAGCAGCACAAGGCGTATATCCAGCAGATGCAGCCACGATAGCAGAGGCCATTCGCAATGGGCAAATGACTGACATTACAAACGGGCTTGATGTCGTTGAGCGTGAGCTTGTTGCGCGAAACACGCAGCAACTTATTGAAGTCAATGCGCGCAGACAAGGTGCTGCCGCTGAGCAGCCTGTAGATCAGTTTGATCGCGTGCCATTTGATGATGCAATAGTCAATTTTCATAACGAGTTAATAGAGCTGGCAAGTGAAGAAAGCAATTGGGGTTTAGCCATTGCTGAGGTTGACCGCATACTGGATGACCTACAGCATGGCGCGGAT